TTTCATGAATGCTGCTTCAGATGGATATTTCTTATAGAACTCCTTCTCAGATTTAACTCCAGCGATTTTTAAGATTTGTGCTTTCATATTAATTGTATTTGTTTAGCCAGCCTCCTGGTTGTGGTTTATTATAATTTGTAAAGTTAGTCAATTGATCTAAGTTCTCCAAACCTTTTTGTTCTTGTCTAATGTTTCCTCCTTGCTTTAATCTAGTGAAATATATATTTGGAACTTCATACTGATTATTATTTTTATTATATGTTGCTCTAGGTAATTTCTTGCCTGATAGTTTTTCTAGTTGTTCAATTTTAGAATTTATATCTTTTAAAGCTAATTTAGGCATATTGTTAGTATATCCCAAACTATTTAAACTAGCTTTGCCTGATTGAACATTTACATCCACTATTCCTTTCTTGAACATCATTGCTCCTGCATCAAGTGTAAGAGGATATGAATCTGTACTAAGACTACCTGAACCAATGAAGTTAGTACCTTTAGAAGAATTTTCAACTCTGTTAATAGCTTGTCTTAATTGTGTTGTAGTACTTCCTTGTGATTTAAGTCCACTGTAAATTTGATTACCTCCAGCATCAAGAACATATTGTCCAGTAGAAGTATACATAGGTTCATAAGCATAATTAGTTTTTGCCATACCTATTAATGATTGTGGAGAATTTGAAGGAGTTTGATAATCAATAGAATTGTCTCCAAAATTCTCTGCATAACTTCTTCCTATCTTTTTTACTAAACTTTCATTACCTGTTGGAGCTGCTAGCTTAGTTTCATTTAATGACGGTCTTCCAAGATCATCAACCTCTGTGAGATCTTTTATACCTAAAGGATTACTCACTAAATCAACTTGATTTTTATCTGTAGCAGGAACAACATTTTTGTATTTATCAAGTAGTTCTTGTTTTGTAACTCCTAATAATCTTTCTACAACAGCGTCATCAAGTTTTAATATTTCTTTATTAATTTTAACTAATGCTTCAGGGTCAGTCATTATTTTATTACGTTGCCCAAACATTGCAGCTTCGTATTTACCTAACTCACGAATAGCAGCAATAGTTTCTTTTTCTTTTGCAGAGTATTGAACAGGTTGTGTAGGAAGTTCTTTCTTCCCAATAGATTTAACAAACTCTTTAATTATCTCAGCATCTTTCTTTTTGTTATAGATAGATATTTTCTGAGCTTTTGTTAAATTATCTTTTATTACTTTAGTGAATGTTTTTCCTTCTGGTAGAGCATTAGCAAACTCTTTTATTAAACGATGAACTTCTTCTAATGTACCTGGTTCCCCAGTACCATTTGTAATTTCTTGGATTCTCTTACCAAGAGGTGTTTTAGCAATTTTACCTTGAATGTTTAATGATTGTCTAGCTGCTTCGGATGGTTCCATTATATTTTCTAAAGCCATTCGATAATTATAATTTGCATTACCTATATAACCATCTAAATCTCCTACCCATTGAGGCATATAACTAGGAGAAACGTTATCATAAGAAGTTCTAACATTATCAATGTTATCTGTTAATTGAGTTAACTCACCTGTTTTATTAGTCTTAACATTTTGTAAATATTTTAAACGATCATATGTATCACTAATATTACCAGCAACATCTTTTCCAAACTGTTTAACTTTAGGAGCAACCTCAGAAACAGTCTCAGATATTTTACTTATATTTTGTGGTATGTTTGCAATAGCACCTGGAGCTTTCACAACTAGTTTAGTTAATCCAGGAAGTGCTTGATATGTCATTGGATTAAAAGCCATTGATTCCATAGGACTAACGTTACCCATTCTTTGCATACCTAATGTAGGTGTTTCTCTAAAATCTCCATATGAAGATATATTAGTATTCTTCAAATAGTTTGCTGCAGCGTTACCAGGCATATTCAAAGGAGCAAACACTTTAAGTGCTGATATCTTTGAGTTTCTATCTTCTTCTTCTTCTTGTGGTGTTAGACCAGCAATAGGAAAGTTTAATGGATTACCAGGAAGCAATGTATTTCCAATCTGTTGTAAACCACTTAATCCTTCAGAAAACTCATTTGGATTTAACTGTGAAGAGTATTCAGAATTGATTAATGCTTCTCTTTCATTTGGTGTAAGATTATAAATCCAATTATCTCGTTTGTTTAAATCAAACCCTCTTTGTTTTGCAATCTTTTCTAAAGCATTTGTGTTTCTATCATAATCATAGTTAGCGTTTATATCACGCAATACAGTCTCAGGGAAGTTAGTTCTATCAATACCAAACCAATTACTTTCACCAAGTCCTTTTATGTATTCATCTTTCTTCTGATTAATGAAAGCCTCTCTACCATTCTTCTTATCATACTCAGCTCTTGCTTTTGATAATGGTGTACTCTTTCCTTTAACTACAACATCCTCAAGTTGTCCACCAAACATAGGTATATTATTTTCTCCTGCATTAGGAACTTGTATCTGTCCTTCCTTATAAATTTTTGCATACTCTGGAGAAGCTGTATTTATAGTTTCAATATCACCTTCTTCATTTTTTAATTTTATATTCTTACCTTCTTGAGCCATAGGATATTCTGTAAATTTTGTTGCTCCTGGAAATTTATGATTTCCTGTATTAGCAGGAACCACTCTGGGCTCACCAACATCTGGAACTACATATAATGTATCATCATACCCATCAGTACCCATTGTATCACCTTGTATTTCTACAACCTTACCACGATTCTTAGGATTTCTATATCCATCTTGATCACCTTTAACTATTCCTCCTTCATCATATTTAGATAACCAAGATCCATTCTTACTGATACTCTTAGGTTTCCAATCTAATCCCTCTTGATAGTATTTCATCTCTTGACCATTCTGTGCAGAAGCATCTGTTACATCAGTTTGATTTCTACGTGGTCCTTTACTTGGTGCACCATGTCTTGCATACATATTTCCTGTAGCTCCAGGAATAGACATTCCCATCTGTGCTTGAGGAACATAGTTAACTGGATAGACAAATCCACCCATTTGAAACTGACCCCCCCATGCAGGAGAATAATCTCTACCTTTGGTGTTATTACCCATACCAACAAATCCTTCTGGTAATGATACAGAGGAATTGTTTTCATTTGCTTTTGTTCCGTAATTATCTAACCAACCTTTTGCCATTTTACTTATAAGATATTTGTGCAGGAGTAGTTATGAACTGACTCACTAGATGCGTTGTATTACTATTATCAAGTATATGTCTCACTTTTAATTCTTTTGCTCTTAGCGTTGCTTTCTTGAAGCTTCTAGGACCATAGTCCATATTCTTTTGATTCACTATCTTATCTATTGAAAGACTCTCACATGATGTAGTGAATAATGGAATCTGAGAACTTATCTCTGCAGCCCAGAATGTATTGTACTGATAGAAGTTATCACTCTTAGTGTATGTGATAGTTTTGCTCTCAGCATTAAGAATAGGATATTGCATGTAAGCTTTCATGTTATGAAGAGGCTTAGCTACAAGCTCAAGTATTCCAGAACTCTGTTGTCCATTATATAAGACAGCTTTATTAAACCATTGATCATTTGTTTCTATCCTTGTGTTATCATCAAACACACCATCAAATATAGGAAGATATTTATATGCCTTAGTATAATCTTTTACATTCTGAAGAATTTCATCTTGGAATTGATATGAAAAAGGATACTCAATGATATATGGTTCTATGTGTCCATAGAATTCATTATACTTTTGTATGTTTGTTAAATGTCTCCATAAACATCCAGTTACAGATTGTGTATATTTTATATTCTGATACTCTACTATATTGATAGGTTTAAGTGGAATAACAACAGAGAGAGTACACTCACCTGTAGAGGTAAGAATAACTTCATTTACACTAACATCAACTACATAACTTATACCTTCAATCAATGTTTTTCTAGAAACATTTTCAGCTATAATATTACCAAAAGCATCAGTGATGGTAAATGGTCCAGCAGTTGGTCCAGTTTGTATTAATTTTATGGTTATAACTTTTGTCATCTTAAGGAGCAGTTGTAGTGGTTGTTGTTGTTGGTACTATAGTAGTAGTAGTTGTGGTTGTTGTTACATCTTTAATAATAGGACTAACTACACATGTTCCAATTTGAGTTGCAGAATTTATACTTGATAAATTAATACTATATCCTAAATCTAATAACACGTAAGGAAATGCTTTAATTATTACATACATATTTCCAGATGCATCTGTAACATAAATATCACAATCACATTCAAATAATGTTACACCCCCTACACTTCCAATATTAATATCAAGTTCAAGTGTTCCTGTAGAATAATTGTATTGTGATATGTAATAATCAGAACTTGTCATATCTCTATTGATTATAATTATCTGACCTGTCTGCACATATAACGGATTACCATAAGCAACTCTATCTACTTGCAATGTAAACTTAATAGTAGCAGATGCACTTAATGTAGTGATGTCTAATTCTGTAACCTCTTGTTGAGATGGTGTATCATTTATACCAATCAATGTAGTGTTATTTAAAGCAACAATTCCAGATGAAGTAGTAAATCCTCCAGGAAGAGTTATTGTTCTATTAAATGTTGCAGCAAATGGATTTAACACAACATCCCATTCTGTTATATCAGTATCAATAGACCAGAACTTATTTATTGTCATAGCTATCCCTTGAGAAGCTACATATCCTGGTACAGTTAATGGACTTACAATATCTGTTAATTTATCTAAATAGTTTATAGTGTCATTAGCTGATAATAATATTCCACAACATTCTGTTAATATAGGTACTGTGGTGGTGGTGGTGGTTGTTATTCCACAATCACATGTTGATATTTCTACAACAACCCCTCCTAAAATATAATAAACATTTATAAATGGTTGTGGAAATAATAATAAATACCATCCATCAGGAACAAATGTACAATCAAGACTATCACCATAATAAACTATATTACCAAGTTCTAACTCAGTTGATGTAGTATTAGCATATCCACTAAATATATTAGCTACACTTCCATCTGTATTACCTGTGCTATAAACATAATCAACAGCAGGAATAGCATTACATGCTTCTTGTAAAGTGGCAATGAATATTACTTCTGGATCTGTTCCTAATGTATATCCTTGTACTAATTGAAACTGTGTTAATGTATTATAAGGTCTTTGACATATAGTGGTGGTTGTTGTAGGTGGTACAGTGATAATTGCATCACCTACTAATTCACAACTTGTTGTAATTCCTATTCCTACAAGTGTACAATCTAACACTGTAGTGGTAGAAGTAGTTGTAGGAGAAGGATAAAGAGTTGTAGTTGATGTAGTGCTAGGTGCCACTTTACTTAACACTCCAGCAATAGCTTTAAACCCACCAGCATCAGCATCATCACAACATCCATTAAGTCCTGAATAAAAGAAATTGTTTTCTCCTATATAGAAATTAGGGATGTAGCTATGAAATGATATCCATGTCTTAGTGTTTAAGTTAAATGACATAGTCCAACTCTTATTACAGAAGTAGTCTGGATCATTTAAATAAACTTGTGTTCTTAACACTACTGGTGTTTGTATTTCCTTAGCCATTATATTAATTTTTTATTAAACGAACAGAATGTTGAACTTGTGCTTCTTGAGAACCAAGATTAGCTGTAGTATCAGTATTTCTAAAGAATATTCTACCACCCATATCAAATCCAGAAGATATACTATAATCTGAATTCCAAAAATATCCATTATATCCTATATTTGCAGGAGGGTGTGTAACTGTTCCATTTGCAACATTAATTCCTCCTGGCAATGCAGTGAAGCCACTAGTATTATCAGCTGGATTAGGACTAACCCAAAGACTAGTTCCTGTTTGTTTCATATGTCCTCCAGCAACAGCACTACCACCTAAACAATCTATTACAGTTTGATATTGTGAAGATGAAGGAACATAATAGCCTGTTGGTGCAAATTGTTTTCTTAATGATGGAGTTAATCTAGATGCTGTATTCCATACACCTGCAACTGCCCACCAATTATATAGTTTTCCATAAATAGGACCGTTAGCTGGATCAAACGCAGCATATGACCAACATCCTATTCTAGCTACTGCATAAGCTTGTAACTCAGATAAATTATTTGCTTGAGGAATAATAGTTCCATCTCTATATTTTACAACATCAACATTTTTAGATGTCCAATTCATTCCACATATATTTACTATTGGATATAATGTAGTAGAAGTTGTAGTGGTTGAACTTGTACTACTACTAGTTGTGCTAGTGGTTGAACTTGTACTACTAGACGTAGTGCTTGTTGTAGGTGTATAAATAGTTGTTGTGCTAGTTGTTGTAGGAACTACAACATATACAGTTTTCTCAACATAGAACTCTTTAGTTATAGGATCATATTTTACATTTTTATCAACAGGAATATAATCTAGTTTGGTAATTATAACTCTTTCAAACTTACTATCATATACACCATGTAATCCAATACCATTAAAATTGTTATCTGTATCAACTCCTGGAATAGTAATTGTTTTACCACCTATAGTTTCTTGATGTGTTGGAAAATATCTAGAGATTTCAAATGATAAGTGATCTGTTAGGAATCTATTTACACCAGAACCAAATCCTCCTATCTCATCAATCTTTGTTCCTTCAACTAAAAATACTTGTCCTCTTTTAGCATCCACTGTAATTTGTCCTTGAGGAATCTTAAGAAAGAATTTATTCTGACTTCCTACATATCCAAGATCTGTTTCAGCAAAGTCAATTGGTACAGCACTAAATATATTAGGGTTACCCAAATAAGCTGCTTGAGGATTACTTGTATTCATTGTTAATAAATTATTATATAACAATGATTTATTTTCAAATCGAGCAAGTATAGATTTATTTTGAATACCATCTAATGATATTAGATTACCATAGTTTTGAGGAAAATCAAATAATGATAATGGAGAATAGCTTAACCAATTATTTACTCTCACGTCAACATTGTTTACTTGAGCATCAGAATATACTGCTCTAAATGGATAGTATGTAAAGCATAAATCTGATGTCCAATCTGCTGGTAGATGTGAAAAGAAGTTTTCTTTATTTTGTTTAGAGAATGTTACATTATAAAAATATGTATTATCATAAGCAATTGTTGTAAACTGTTCTTGTACCCAATCATCTGGAATACTTGTACTAACATGTGGCCAGTAGTTTCCTTCTCTATCATTAAATGCTTGACGAATGTCTACATTATAATTAGACTCACAATAGAAACTAGGAATTCCATATGCAAATAAATAGAAATATCCATCATAAAATGTTCTATATGTTCCAGTTCCTCCAGTAGGATCTGTATCTTGTGGTATATCTTGAGGATAATTATAACAATCAAAATTATGTGCTTTAATTGATACAATATTTATTAAAGTCTTATAGGTATATAAAACAGATCTAGCAGAATGCCAGAATTTTGGATAGGCTATGTTACCAATCTCATCATAGAATATATCACTATCATCTATTCCATTCACTCTATTATCTAGGAAGAATGGAAGTTTTGTTTTGTAAGCAAATTTATTTATAAATGTATCTCCACCAAATACCACATCATCAGAATAAGAACTTACATTAAACATTCTTTGGAATCCTGTATCTACTGTTTCATAAGAATATATTTGTCCCCATTGGTTTACAAATATATTTTTCATTGATGCATAATAAGATACCACTTGAATATCTCTTTCTCTTTCAGGAGTGTTACAATAGTTTATTTTTTCACCTTTAACAACCACTTCACACGCACCTTTTCCTCCAATAATAAATCTTGATTCATCTGACATTAATGATGTACCATTAGAATCTAAAAGACTTGGTGTTTTATTAGGAAATGGAAGAGGGTCATATTTATCTATTGTTTTTGTATATACAGAAGATTCTCTTTGGAAATTATTAATATTTTTATCATCACCAACATTCAACACTCCTGGATTCAAATATGTACTTATATCAAGTTGTCTTTGTTTAATACCTGTTAGAGTTCCCACTGTAACATTGTTACCTATTGCTGCAGAGTAATCATAACTAGCTATAGAGTTAAATGATTGAGCATAGTTCTTTCTTGTAATACCATTTATATAAATAGTTAAGTATGCTTGATAAGCTGTAAATACAGCTGTCATATCTACTGGACTTGATGCAATAAGAAATGAACTATCTAAAGCATCTTCTTGAGCTTGTTTAGATAGAAGTCTATATTTAGCATTTCCTTTCACTGGAACAAAATGTGCCACTCCTGCACCAAACATTACATTTTCTAACTTAAGAACATTTCCTAAGAATGGTTGTGAGAATGATGTATCAGGAGAATTAAGTACTTGTCTTCTTGCAGACTCTGGTTTATTAATAGGTGGAACTGGTTTTGATAATCCACATGTATCATTTAATTGAGATCTTCTACTATATAGATTACAACTCTCAGAATTATATGGAGGTAATTCACCAAGAGCTAATGGTAAAGGCCATGGTTCCATTACTGTTGAATAAGGTTCAGCACTTGTACGATTACCATCACTATCTTCAAGATATGGAAATGTACCAACAGATAATTGATTAATAGGAATTTGATTTGTAGGACATACAAATAAACAATATGTACATGTTGGACAATTACCAGCACAAATTATTCCCATCTTAACTGTTTTAAGAGCATCATTATTACATGTCCATTCAATATCTGCTCTTAAAAAAAATGCAGCAGGCATTTCTTCAGCATTAACTCTAACAACATCATAATTACCAGGACCTATACATGCTTTACCAGTTAAATATTTTGGTCTTGTTAATGAACAGAATTCATAATTTCGACCAGAAATCATTTCATTACAGCTTATCACCTTAGCTGTTAATGTATCTGTATATTCATATGTACCTGTTTCTTTACATTGTACAATCCAAACTTTAGATTGTCCTAAACTATCATATGCATTAGATGATGAATTTAAGAAAGGATCTTCGTTAAGATCATTATATGGATAGTTTGGATAGTAAAGAGTTTGTTCTTGTCTTACATATGTTCCAACATTACGAAGCATTCCCTTACCAACAATAGATCTATTTGTACTTCTATTACCTCTTACTATTTTGAATCCAGCAATGTTATCTTTTTGTTCTTCTGTAATTGAAGATGTTTGTATTAATGCTTGAACTTGTGATATATCCACCTTTACACCCATTGGAAATACAGCATTACTTTGTGGCTTTGGTTTAAAAGAATTAGTCAATGCATATACAGGACTTTCAAATATAGGACTAATAAGAACATCAGGAAACTTGTGATGTCTAATTCTTTGACCAGCAAGATCACCCCATACATCTTGGTTACAAGGATATTCTTCTATAGATTCCCAATAAGCAAATTCACCATATTGATATGGTGTAGCATTACCAATTTTATTTCCATCAGCAAATCCTAGTAATGTGGCTGTATTATATATCTTCCAGTAAGGACTATATCCAATTCCTGTAACAAGATCAACATAATCAGGCTCACCTATAAAGTCAGCATTCGTAGTAGGTACATCTGGATATTGTAAATCATTATATGTTATTGCTCTTCCAGGAATATGGAAACCATCTGTTTGTTTTCCATTCTTTAATAAGAATACAATTTCAAATGCATACACCTCATCACGTAGATATCCACGTAGGTTTGTAGCATTTAACTCATTAGAATAATTTTCAGTGGAAGGAATTTTATATGTCTCCCATTTAAGATCTATTTGAGATGCTATCTCTTGATAATTAATTCTATCAATAGATGTAAGATTATCCCAGATAAGAACATCTTGTGCAGCAGTTACATCTTGAGCTATATCATAGTAAGGATACTTTTCAAATATATCTGTAAGTGATAGATTGATTAGTGTGTTACTTTGTCCAGTGTAAGTAATTGTATCAACTTCATTTTCAATTGAGTATGTACCAACTAGTATTGGTGTAACTACACCATTCACTGTAGCAATTACAGCTATGTTATAATACATATATAGCCCTGATATATCTAAATTTGTAATAGATAGTTCAATAGACTTACCCACCTTATAATCAAATATAGCAGTTGTTTCAAACTCATCAAACATAGGTGTAGGATTCGTAATAGAATAATATGATGTGTAAGGATTACCTGATGCATCAGAATACTGTACAGCAAACTGGTATGTACCAGAAGTAAGATCACCACCATTATATATATTAATCACTTCAAGTTGAGGAATTCTAAAATTAGGTTGTATCTTAAGTTGATTACAATCTAATTGATCTGTATAAGTAGGATCACAAATACTTGAATTAACAGTTGGTACATAAGGAATGTTTTCAATATCTAAATATCTTCTAGAATTATATCCATCTGTCCAATATATTTCAGTTTTACAATTTGTAATCTTATGGACCACTTTATGTATTGGATAATTAATATTGAAGTTAAGACATGCTGCTTCTACTAATATACGATATATACAGTCATTATTATCCATGTATCCAATCTGACTCATTCCTATACTAGAATTTACTAGAAAGAATATATGTTTATTTTTTTCATTAATAAAATAAGTACCTAATAAAGAATACCCTGATGGAAACTGTAAGCAAAATTCATTAGCTTGTTCATTCTGATAATTAACAGAACTAGCATCAAAGTTTTCTAAAGCAGCATTCAGTGCATAGGTTAATGTACCAGGTTTGATTTGATTTAAAGTTTGATCCATATTTAAACCAGTAGCTCCAAAATTAGGCTGTGGTTTAATATTACTTTGATCTCCACCAAGTATTTGTTTTATTTTATCTAACTCGTCTGCCATAATGATTAGTTATTACGTCTTCTACCATATCTATTAGTACGGTTAGGAAGTTCATACATATTGAATCTATTAAGATCGTTTTTAATTCTTCTCTGTTTCTCCCAAGGAGTTTGTTTCTTAATCTCAATACTAGCCATTATGAAAGCTTCTTCATAGGCTTGTTTGTGATAGATTAACTTTTGTTGTAACTGATTAAAAGTTTCATCATTAGTTTGATTGGTAAGAGTTTCGAATATCTTAAACTTAAGGAATGCTTCTACATACTCTCTAATACGATAGTTGTCAGGAATCAATTGATTACCTATCTCATCATACTCTGTAGCATAGAATATTAAATGCACAACACCATTTCTGAAATTAGTTACAAACTTATTATCTCGTATATCAAATGAGTCATAACTAGCAGATCCAGGAGTGAACTCATGGATAGGAGGAGCTTCAGCATAGAAGTCCCAGTTGTTTGTATATTCTACTCCACAGTTTTGTCTTGCAGAGATGTTTCCAGGCTTAAGTAAATAGTCATGGGTGAACCCTCTAGCAACAGTGTTATTTGTTTTATAAACAGCTTGTACTAATACAGGCATACATGTACCATCACATTGTGGAACTTGACAACCAGGTCTATTACAAGGAGTTCCTCCAATAGTTAGTGGAGCCACTTGAATAGTGGTAGCAGAAGCTGCTTGAGAATAGAATGAATTAGCTGATTGATATGGATATCCTGCAACCTCTGTAGTCATCCAAGCTTCTCTAACAGCATAAAAGTTGTCAGGAAGTCTAGCTTCAAAGTCTTCAATAAACAAAACTTCATCAGTAATTACATAGGTAGTTCTTCCTAACTTCTTTAGAGCTTTGTCTAAGTAAGTAGGAAATAACAAATCGTCTACAGCACCTGTATCAAAATAAGATTTTAATTCTTCTTTAACAGTTGAGTAGACAGGTTCTGGGCTTATGAAAGCATATTTATAATAGTACGACATAATTTATTTTTTCCATTCGTTATAGATATATTGATACTTGTCGTTGGTCTTTAAGTAATGTGATAAAAGTCTTGATGTAAGTCTAGAAGGTTTGAAATACCAGAAGTCAGAATTCTTAAAACGTGCTGTTGGTTTAAACCACATCCAACCAAAAAAATAACCTTCCGTATGATAATTAAAGTTATATATAATCTTTCCTTTCTCTTTAGTTTTCTGCCAGTCAATTGGTAAGTTGATAAATTCTTTACCATCTATATTATTTTTTAGTCTTCTTCTTTTCTTTTTATTAATAGAGAACTCTCCAAATCCATAAGGAAGCTTTGCTTTCTCACCTGTCTCTAATATATATTCTTTAAAAGATTCATTGTAGGTATATAATATATTCCTCCACTCATCAAAGGTTAACTTTATAGCTGAGTGTTTTTTGCAGAACTGATTATAGTTATCTTTGCTAGAGCTTCTCCAATCAATCTTTGTCCTCATTAATTAGTTGGTTTTGAGTTTGGTGCTTGTCCATCTATTCCTTCTTGACTAGTATCAGTTTTAAGTGTGAAGTAAGTCTGAAGTAATTTTTTAGATGTTATTTCTAATACTTGTTGTTCTAAATATCCAGGAAGAGCAAACTCTTTATCCAAAGGATTCTGACATAGTTGTTCATTTGTATAGTCTGGTGTACCACATCCACATTCAGGATACATGATATCATTATGTACATCTTCTTCAAAGAATGCAACAAGTCTAATTGCTCTAAGTAAAGGATTGTTTACATAAAGATATCCATTAGTGATCCAGAAGTATTCTTCTTTCTTAATTACAGGAAGCTTTAAAAGATTTATATATCTATTGACAGTGATTTCTTTTAATTTCTTTCCTTGACCACTTAAAGCATTAATAGAATACACTCCTTGTATTACATATTGGTAATTACCTTCTGATACACGTGGTAGTTTAAATTTAGTTCTAGCAATGCTACACTCATCTACATAATTACAACACTCAGAAATAGATACCTCTACCATCTCTAAACAAGGGATGGTAGTAAATAATGTATCAGTTGCCCAGAGCTTTCTTAGATTTGTTTCTCTCTTGATTAATAACAAAGAGTTATTTCTTATCTCAGAAGCAATTGCTCTATCTGTGATAAGGCTATCAGTAGATAAAAGTTTATGTACTGAACGTACATCTGATACTAATTTTCTTAATGTTGCCATAATTATATTCGAGTTTCAAACTCTGCTATCTTACCTAGATCAAGATCATAGACTAAAGCAAGAGCTGCTCGTACTGAGTGTACGAAGTTATTATCTAAGTGCCATCTATCTGTTCCAGACAAACTAGGCATTTGTTGTATTCTTACTCCCTTAACCTCTTTAGCCATATAGTGATGTTTATCACCTGTATGTATCTCTCTGTATTTAGCATTACCAAATGCTTGACTATATTGAGGATGTGTTGCAAATAACAATGGTAAGTCTTCTAACTTACAATTACCATGATGCCATCCAATAAATGTATTTCCTAATGTTAATCCTTTAACAGTTGAATGCTCTCTTATAAATTCTACATCTTCTGTATTACTGAAGTAAACATCTAATGCATGAGCTAAATAAAAAGACTTAGTTCTGTCATGATTACCTTGTACAAGAACTACCTGTACAGTACTAGAATGTTGTCTCAACATATTAATTGTATCTACAAGAACAGCAAATCCTAATTCATATTCTGAATGGTAATCCATTATAGTGTCCTGTGGTGTACCATTTGTAGTTTGATGTTGATAGTTATCAGTATGAAAGAAATCATTTGATATAGGCAACACTACGGTGTTTACATTGTAATTAGCCTCCACTTTATTAATCAAAGACTGAGCCACATTAAAATATCTCAAAGCTCTGGTTGATGGATCATTATCACCATCTACTGTTCTCTTAGCTAAATGATAATCAGCTATAGAGATTTCTACATCTACATAGTCTTTACTATTAGTACGATCTACTTTGGTGATTGATATATTATTTGGTTTGTAGTTTTGTAGGAATTTAGCAAAGTCTTCAGGAGAGTAGTCTTTTGCTTGTTTTAGTTTTGAGAACACTGAGGAAGTAAACTTCCCACTTGGTAACATCTTAGACCAGTAGTTGGTAATGATGTATTTATCTAGGTTTATCTTGTGTAGCTTAGCTAGTTCAAGATCATCTTTAGGTTCATGGTCAGTTACAATTGTACTTTCCATTGTTCCTCTTTCAATATTTACCTTTCGTTCTTCTGTGTAGTTTTTTCCTGTATTCACAGGATCATCATCTTTTTCTCTGAGCTCTTTGAGAAGCTCATTCACTTCGTATTCACTTATTCCTAATTTCTCTGCATAGAATTTTTTACTTTTCTTCTGCGTTAACAACTCTTCTAATTGACATAACAAGCTTTGATTTTCAGACATATGTATTCATATTAGTTAAAAAATATTGTAAAGATAAACAATAGTTTTTATATATTCCAAATAATTTTAATTAAAAACGTTATTATTTATAATCAAATTAGTTATAAAACAAAAACTCCCCAAGAAAAATCTTGAGGAGAAACCTTGTAAAACCAACAAAACAAGGTTTTTTATTTTAAGTTTATGGTAAACCTGTAGTAGAAGAAGTAGTTGTTGTCACTTCATCTAGCACTATATCAATAGAGTTGGTGCATTGTCCAGTTGATAGTACCTTTATGATTGTTGTAAAATCAGGTACTAGTGAAGAGGAATATCCTGCAAGCAAAGATGCTTTAGGTACTCCTGATTCAAATGCTGTTACATATCCATCTAGATTTGAATATAGATTGAAGGGGCCTGAATCAGCCCCAGCAACCGTTAGTGTTATTAATACTGTCATACATTATTGATTTTTAAATTAAGTTGGACAAGGTCCATCATATGTTGTTGTAGTTTGTCCTGTACCTACTACTGAATCTAATTGAGCACAAAATGTTTTAGAATCAAATCCTGATGCCCCACCTACAGTATCTGACTGAGGTAATCCATCACAATCAGTGTAAGTAAAAGTTTGTCCTGTTCCTGAAGTAGTGCCAACAGTGTATTGTATACATGCTATAACAGGAGGAGGAGCTAATGTTGTCGTAGTTGTTGTTGTTGGAGTTGCTGTAGTTGTAGTTGTTGTAGTAGGTGGAAAACAAGGAGATCCTTGTATTGTAGCTTCTGGATGGGTATCAGTAATTAAAGGTACGCCAGCACATATTACAACTGAAGGACCTGCAGGACCCACTTCAATAATCTCTGGTACAACAGATCCACAAGGATAATAATCTACTATATGTAGGTCACCAATGACAGGTTCTATTGTGAATGATGCACATAGTGTAACAGGTTCTTCAGTGGTAGTTGTAGTAGTGGTTGGAGCCACAGTAGTTGTACTAGTGGTTGTTGATGTACTAGTAGATGTTGATGTACTAGTAGATGTACTAGTACTAGTAGATGTTGATGTAGAAGTACTTGTACTAGTTGTAGTGCTCGTAGGAGGAACTGTAGTAGTAGTTGTAGTTGTAGAAGATGTACTAGTTGATGTGCTTGTAGAACTACTACTTGTAGTTGTAGTGGTTGGTGTTAAACCAACTGTTATATCAATAGAATTTGTACATACACCTACAGAGGTCACTCTAATTATAGTTGTTCCATCAGGAACAAGTGATGTTGTATATCCAGCTTGTAAAGCTGATGCAGATACATTTGTTTCAAATGGTGGAGTATATCCATTTACATTTGAAGAAAGATTGAAAGGACCTGCGTCCCCACCAATTGGTAATACCAATGTTATTAATGTTGTCATATTATTTTATTATTAATTTATGTTAATTTATACTGGATAAGATCCGTTATATATTGTTGTAGGATTTGGAACTTGATTAGCAGTTCCAGTAAAGTTACAATTTAATTCATCAGCAGTTCCAGTAAAGTTACAATCAAATAACGTAGTGGTAGTAGTAGTAGTTGGACAACATATATTAAGCTGATTATTAATTCTAATAATATCTTCTCCTATAATCATTACATCCTCAGTGATATTTGTTACCTCTTCTTTAAGTATATCTACACTAGCTGTAACATTACATACAACAGTATCTAACTTAGCTAAGATTGTATTTAAGTCATCACAAGTTTTTATATCTGTACAAGGAAGTGGAGTGCCATCATATATGAAAGCACTCGTTCCTTTTATTGTTGTGTTATTTATCTGAGAGCAGTTAGCCATTTTTATTTATTATTTTATACTATACAAGGGGTAAGTAAAGCATTAGTTGCACCATTATTATTATTTGATGTAATTTCTGTTGCACATATTGGAACCATACTTCCACCATCAGGAACATTTACTGTTTGAGGATCTCCTAAACAATCTAAATATTCTACTGTATGAAAGGTTCCTGGGTTAAATACAGGAGGATAAACTTCTACATTATAACATTGTGGTGAAGGAGTAGATGTAGTAGTACTTGTTGTTGTAGGAGCTGCAGTGGTTGTAGTAGTTGTTGTAGTAATACAAGATTCAACACTTAATATTACACCTGATGGATTAATCGTATAAGGATTTCCATTAATGTTAGTAAAGTATGTACCTGGAGGATCACCAAATGTAAATGTTTCAGTTAAACATTGGTCATTATACAATTGAGTTCCTTCTACAATAGGTAATGCAGGTACATAGACTGTAACTGATATTGGTTCACTTGTACAAGCTCCAATCAATGTTAATTGTATACCGTTTATTGTAACACCAACTCCTGTACATCCAACAGTAGTTGTTGTGGTACTTGTAGGTGTTATAGTAGTGGTGGTAGTGGTAGTAGGAGTTAATTCACAATTTGTAATACTTTCAATTTCTTCATTTAAAATTTCTGTTATCTCACAAGTCTCATGATCTGTAATATAAAATCCATCAGCTAATATATTGCAACTAGTTCCTATACCAGCATATACAAGTTCTCCTACACCAAATGCTGCACTTTGTCCAAATAAAGAAGTTTCCTGTTGTATGTCAAGTGCATTATCTTTTATAAAATTACAAGCAGCACATGCATCTAACAATGATCCAGTATAATCTACTTGAATGTCATCATATGTATATGTATTAAAATAATTAACAGTGATTAATCCTTCAGGTCTAGTACATTCTGGAAGTTGAGTAGCAGTTCCTGTAAATTCACAATTTGGTGCTGCAGTGGTACTAGTGGTTGTAGTACTAGAACTTGAACTAGTAGTAGTTGTAGTAGTATCACAATCACCGCTTACTGAACAATTTGAATATAGAATAGTATATGTACTATCTATAGTAGGGAAGTATATAGGAACATCATCTTTATAATAAAATAATGCTATATTTCCTAATGCTACTGCTAGATCAATACAGAAAACATCATCTCCTGCAATTGTATAATCAGTGTCTATATCTCCTCCACCACATGCACTACCTTTTGAAGCTCTTAAATAAACTGTGTTATTAGCTTTTCCTGGTACAATTGTATTTCCTGTAGCATCATCTAAATCTATTTGAGATATACTAACATTTAAACATGAACAAGCAAAAGGATAAGCTGTTGTTGTGGTAGTTGTTGTAGAAATTCCAGGACATAATCCATTAACACAATTAGCTCCAATTGTAATAAATACAAGAGCACTACCTGCAGATCCACAACATCCACAAAACTGTAATGTTTCATTTGCTAAAATTTCAGTCTCAAGAGTAACACCATCACAATCATTATATGAAATAGTATGAGTAATATCATCTGTATTTTCAAATGTCAAACATTCACAAGGAATAGCTGTGGTTGTTGTGGTAGTAGTAGAACTTGTACTAGATGTACTAGTTGTACTTGTTGATGAAGATGATGTTGTAGTAGTAGTTGAAGTTTCACAAGGACCATTTGGTGTCACTATAATAGTTCCAGGAACAGTTAGAGGACTATCTGTTATAACACAAATATTTGTATCTCCTGGATTTAATATAATAGCTTCTGGCTCTCCTGTATCACAATCAGTGATAATTATAGCTACTGGATCTTCTCCTGTATTAGTTAATGAGAAGTTTTCACAAGGATGTACTGTTGTTGTACTACTTGTTGTTGAAGTAGAACTTGAACTAGTACTAGTTGTTGTTGTACAACATTCACCTAATTGATTATATATATTAATTATATCACCTTCAATGTTTATTATCTCTGTAGTAATATTATTAATTTGAATAGTTAATATATTAATCTGTGTTAATAGATTACATATAATTGAATCAATCTTTTCTAATATTACATTAAGTGTATCACATGGTTCAGCTGTCGTGCAACTTAATGCAGGACCATCATAAACAATAGTACTAGAAGCAGTTAGATTAGTACCACATGAATTGTTGTTACAACCACAATTACTAATTGTAGAACCACATCCACAAGGACTATTTAAAACTACATCTGTACAGCAAGGGTTTACTGGTAAAAAAGGATATGCCATGTTATTGATTTATTAAATAGGTCTATATTGAATGTAGTAACAAGCTGTTACTGGTTGGATGTTTGCATGAGGAAGTCCTCCACCTACTGGTCCAGCAGCATTTATTATACTAGTTGTAACATCTATTGTTATACCTGTTTTTTCAGTACTTGTTGTTTTAGTTGTAGGTGAACTTGTTCTATTAGAATTATTATTACCACTACAACAGTCTTGGCCTGTATAGGTATGAGAATGTCCTGGATCATTAAAGTCAACTACTGAATCTACTGTATTAGGATGTATATGTAAAGGAATCTGTGTATCTAATAATGTAATTTGATTTGCACCAGCATTATCATAAAGACTATAGTTTGGGTTAGCAGCACTAACTGTAGGATCTACAGTAGGATTTAAAGTTGGTCCAGGAACACCATTAATGACACCAGTTAAAGCTCTACCTCTTAAATCAGGAGCTCCATTGTTTCCATTACAAAGATATATTTTATCCCATTGACCTGTTCCTGCTCCTGAAGAATCAAATATTCCTGCTATTGGTCCAAAATAAGGAACTACAGCGTAAGGAATCATTCTAGAACTATATAATGAATTAGATGTTTCATTTAAATAATTTTGAATCAATTGATCAAGTTCATCATATCTTACATAGTTTGTATTAACATCTAATAATAATGCACATAATGTATCTATTGTAGCTTGAAGAATAGCATGTGTTCCTGAAGAAGGTCTTATAGAAGGTGTTACAACTGTAAGACATCGTACAGTATAATTAGCTTGAATTATATCTAATTGATCATTAATCTCTACTATATCTGCAACTATAATATCTACTTGTTCTTGAAGATCACAAGCAGCTTGTATAAGAGCTTTTGATATATCTACAATAGAAAGATCCCCACAAGTAGGAAGATATTTTTGTACAAGAGCACATATATCTATACCAGTAAGATCTATTTTAATTCCTGTACCATCTAATGTTGATACAAGGAATGTAATCAATGCTTGTTCTACAAATGACAATGAATCACCTGTTTGAATTCCTAGGACAGGAACATCTATTCCTGTATATTTAACACATCTGTCAGAGACAATCTCTGTACATCCGTTATAACAATTTGAGCAATTGGACATGTTGTTTTATTTTAAGTTATTATTTATATTATAAAGCATCAAAGTGCGTATAGATTGTATTGACTTCCATTGGATTTATTGTAGTGGTGGTAGTTGTTGTTGTACTTGAACTACTGCTAGTAGTAGTAGTAGTTGTAGGTTCAATACCACATATATCCATATCAAATGAAGTTCCAGCCAAACTTGCAGAATTATTTCCTGTTATTGTAATTGTAGTAAAAGGTGCATCTGCAACCACTTCAACATTTCCTCCTATAGCAAATGCTTCACCATTATATGAACCTGCAACAACATTAGGGGCTTCAACTCTAAAGTCACCACATCCAGCAATTACATTTACTAATGTATTTGATTGATTTGTTGTAAATGTATAATATTCTGATATACCTAATTGGTCAGCATAACCTATTCCGGCTAATACAAATTTTACAGCTGTTTGAGGAGTGCTATATGTTATTGTAAATGTGAAAGCTCCACTATTATAATTTAAAGGTATAGTTCCTCCAATTCCAACATCTCCACCAAATTGCCCACCTACACAATTAGTGAAAGGAGGTTGAATTCCAGTAAGTAATGCAGGTCCTACATATGTAGTGCTAATTACTAATCCAGAACTAAGTGTCATTGTTCCATTACCTGTAGTTCTATTTGGAAAACCTACAGGACCTGAATAACCAGCAGTACATGCTAAAACATAAGCAGTAGTGGTTGTTGTTGTTGTACTAGAAGTAGAAGAACTAGTAGTAGTACTTGTAGAACTACTAGTTGTAGTTGTAGTTGGTGGTGCTGTAGTAGTAGTACTGGTTGTAGAAGTACTGGTAGAACTTGAGCTAGTAGTTGTAGTTGTAGTTGGTGGTGCTGTAGTAGTAGTACTGGTTGTAGAAGTACTGGTAGAACTTGAGCTAGTAGTAGTTGTAGATGTACTACTGGTAGAACTTGTAGTTGTAGTTGTAATTCTTTGAGTTGTACTAGTTGTTGTTGTAGAAGGGTTTGGTACAATAGTGATATCACAAGGAACCTCTAAACAAGGCTCTGGTGTATTACATCTACTAACACAACCCACTGTAAGACGAATAACTCTGCTAGCTATCATAGCCACAGAGTATTCATGTAAATAGTTAGGATTACAATACTTGTGAGTAAGTATCCTTCTATATGCAATTAATTGAAGCATGCTACCAGCAGGTATAGGTTGATTCAACATGTATGAAACATTGTTGTATAAACTATTACCAAGCTCAGCTAACTTGCAATCTATTTTTTTAAGTAAAGAAGGAATGTTTGCACATTCTGGGCAATTCGTTAGTCTTGGTGATAACATGATATCAATTTTATTTATTCACTTTAGCAGCACATGCTGCACACACTCCGTTTGTCAATTGACAACCGCACCCTACATTAGCTCCACAGCTTGAACATTGTGCCATAATTAATAAAAGTTTATTTGGTAGTTGTTACCAGAACAACCACAGTTGGATTTAAGAAAACTGTTTAACATATTATCTGCCTGAGCATATAATGTATTTGATTCAAATTCTGCACAGTTGTTAGCTGCTGCAATAGCTCCTTGAATAAAGAAGTTAATTGTATTTAATGTTACGCTAGATTGAGTTTTAAGGGCCCTATCGCACTCCATCATATTTAATTGAAGGAAAGCACTGTCAAACTTTTCTTGAAGCCTCTCAACACGTAATATAGTTCTCTCTACATAATTTGCATATGCAGGAGCAACTGAATATCTTAATCTGTACACTCCATCAGGAAGAGGTTGATTACAACCCACTTCTGTGATTCCTAAATTAGATGATGTAAATACATTGATTTCATTAGGAACGAAAGGTAGAATCTTGGTTCCAAATCCTGGTATTTCAATCTCAATAGATGGTGCTGACACCACTGGAGGATTGGTAGGATATACAGAAGCGTCTGCAACACCAATTGTAAGTACACTATAAGTAGGAACTACTAATATATCTAATTGTAAGTTTGCCATGTTTTTTTAATAAATATGCCAGAGGAATATGAGTAGTATCCTCTTTCCCCTGGCATAGGTTATTTAATAATATTTTACTTCTGCTTATCCTTAAGGAATGTTAGTAGAAGTTGTAGTAGTAGTAGATGCAGGAGCACTAGATGTAGTAGTTGTAGTAGTAATACAAGTATTATTATCTACAACAGCACCTAAAGCAGCAACTAATACAGCTTCGATATCTGCAGCAATTGTAGCACCACCTGTTTGTGAAGCAGCATTTGGAGCAGCAATGATCACTGTAGAATCTTCTTGAATGTAATCACCCCATTGATATGCAGATTTATCATATTCATTGAATTTGATATAATACGTATCATAAGTAGCACCACCAGATACCCAAGACTCAAAGTTCTCATTGTATCCATTCATTCTGTAAAGGTGTTTCAAATACCCAGCTTGGTAGCTATAGAAGTTTTTCTCTAATTGAGCAATCTCTGCAGATTGTCCTGTAGCATAAGAAGCACGTTGTGTGATGATAGGCTGTGCAACAAAGTTACAAGCATCAGCAACAATAAAGT